ACCGCAATGGCGCGTATGTTGAAGGCCAGCGGAAACGACATTTCGGAAGGTGCTGTTGACGTATGGCGGCGGCGAAAGGCGTGTAACGTCACCTCGCTGCTGCACATTGCTATGGCATCGCAGATGACAGGGCAGATCATGCCATCGACTAACCGCAAGTGGAATTTGTTGGATTATATTATTGTCAAACAAGAGGAGGTGGATAATGAGGCACAGGATAAGGCTACACACGATCTACAGGATTAAATTATCTGACGGCACCGACAAGGGGCTGCCAATTCATAACGAACTCGATTGGCCGGCTGCGCCGCCAGCGGAGATGTGCGATGGCTAAAAATATTATTGCATTTCCATCAGACCCTGACTGGTTTGCAGACCTCCGTCAGTATGAGGGTGAACTGCAAAAAATTAAGGGTCGCAACTCTTATGAACAGTACACTGCTGAAACAGGCCACTTTTTGTATCTGTGCGCTGGCATTGCCGACAATCGTGACCTTCCAAGTGAAGTGCGCAAAGAAGCGTGTCGGCTGCTCTGGGTGTACGCGCCTGTCCGGCAAGTGCTTGAACGCAACATGGATTGCGATTGGGTCAAAGCTGATTTTGCTCACGAAGCCGACCCAAATTGGCGCAAGGTATGCATGAAATGATTGTGTGGGGCTGTGATCCGGGCGCGTCGGGTGCCTTCTCCTTGTTCGATGCCGGCAACGGCGTGGTCGAGGTTTACGACATGCCTATCGTTGAAGTGCGCGGCAAGAAAGTTATCTCGCCGCAGCTGATCCGAGATATTCTGGCCCAGCACGACGCTCCGCTTTGGATCGAGCAAGTCAGTGCTCGACCGGGGCAGGGCGTCACTTCTATGTTCAATTTCGGCAAGGCATACGGCGTAGTGCTGGGTGTCGCTGCCGGGTTGGGCATGCCAACTAATTACGTCACCCCGCAGCAATGGCAAAAGTCAGTACGCTGCCCAGCTGGTAAGGACGGCAGCCGCGCAAGAGCGATGGAATTGATGCCGGCCTACAGCCATTTTTGGGCGCGGAAAAAGGACGATGGCCGCGCGGACGCAGCTTTGATCGCTTACTACGGCTTTACTTATGGCAGGAGTGTTGAAAGTGCCGACTGACAAATACCAACAAAAGCCGGAAAACAAGTTAAGCGGTTTTGATATGCACAACTTGAAGCATGTGAGCGTGTCACAAGTGAACAAGTTTCGCGAAGCGCCGGATGCGTGGGTTGCGCAGTACCTTGGCAAGCAGCGGTTTCCGTTTGGCGCAGCTGCGGTGCAGGGCAAGGCGGTTGAAGGCGGTGTGGATCATGGCGTCTACAACGATGCGACAGACGAAGAATGTGTCGAACTGGCCTGGTCGCTGTTTAAGAGCGAGATCATCACGCTGCCGAGCGGTGCAGAAGAATTTGAAAACAGAAAGGGCACCATCGAGCAAATGGTCAAGGTGGCGCTTGAGCAAATGCGCCCGCTGGGTAGGCCGGAAGCGCCACCAAAGGGCAGCGCCCAGCACCGTATCGAGATCAACATTCGCTTTGAGCATGGTGCTGGGGGACGGGTGAAAAACCTTGGCTTCTTGGATTACTGGTATCCGCAGCACGACAATCTGGTTGTGGATCTGAAGACAACGAGCAAAGCGCCGTCAGATTGGAGCCTGTCGCACGGGATCCAAGCGGCGGTTTACGAAAAGGCGGTCGCAAAGCTGACGCACAAGCCAGCCAAGGTGAAGTTTCTGTATGCGCTGACGCGCAAGAAAGATCCATTTGTTTGGTTGGAGATGGAGGATTCTGACTACTACATGGGGGTATTTAAGCAAACGATCAGGACTATGAACAACGTGCTGAAAACCAGCACATCGGTTGAGGACATTATTGGTATCGTTCCGCATAACCCTGATTCGTTTTACTGGAATGGTGCGCAGGACATTGCCGAAGCGTTCTTCCCCAGATGAGTTAGACCGAGAACTGCTGCAAAAGATAACGTCGAGCGAGATGTTCGACCTTCCCGAACAGCTGCTTTGGTACAACGTGCTCATTCAAGCCATAGCTGACAGTTTGAACTTGGAGAACAGAGACAAATACAAACGGAACGACGCCATCGATGCGGTGCGCTGGCTCCTCGACAGGAGCAAAGACTACCAGACAGTGTGCTACCGCGCTGGCGTTAACCCCGAAAGCCTACATCGATGGTTGTGGCCTTGGCTGCACCAGCGGTTTCCTTCCTCGCTCAAGGAAGGCCGGATCGTTTCACCGGGTAAACTGAAACGTAAAACACGGTTATAGAAGGAGTATTGAAATGCCGTTGACGCTTGTTACTGAATCCGCAAACCCGTATGTGCGTTATTCCAGTGAAATGGATGTGTGGTCGCACTCCACAGACGACCCTGCAATCATGCACGACATCGAGATGGTGGACGGTGCGCTTCCTGCGCCGATCATCATCGACGTTGAGAACATCGAAATGGGCTGGCTGCTGCTGGGCCAAGGTGTTCGTGATTGGCAGCCTTTCCCTGCGCTCGACAAACCGCTTGATAAGCCTGATGGCGACTACAAGCAGGGATTTGCTGTGAAGATGTATTCGACAAAGCTGTTTGGTGATTCGCCGTTGCGCGAAATGAGCGCCAACGGCAAAGGTCTGATGATCTTCATCCAAAACCTCTACAACGAGGCCGAGCCTGAGTTCGGCAAAGGCAAGGTGCCGGCTGTGAAGATCAAAGCCACACCGCGTCAGAAGCTGGGCAAGGGCAACACGCGGATCGTGAACTACGAAATCGTTAAATGGGTGGATCGCCCGGATGAAATGTCCAGCGATGCGCCGAGTGTTGAAAGCACCGAGCAACAAACCACGACAGCGCCAGCTGCCAGCGGTGATGTGTTCGATGATGACGAAGTATAAGTCCCTCGAAACACGGCTAGATTGGGCTTTGTGGTGGGCAGCGAAGGGCTTTAGCGTCGTTCCTGTTCACTACGTCAAGCCTGATGGCAGCTGTTCGTGCAGTCAGGGGAAGGATTGTCCTTCCCCTGGCAAGCACCCTGCGCCGTCACGCTGGAAGCACTACCAGACGCAGCGGGCCGACGAGGACACGCTGACGATCTGGTTCGATGGCCGCTTCAAGGATCACAACATCGGCGTAGTCACAGGCGAGATTAGCGGCAACGTGTTTGCCGTCGATGTGGACGTTGCTGAAGGCAAGCCGGGGGCCGATACCCTCGATGATCTGTGCATGGCCAACGATGATCTGCCGCAAACGCTTGAGCAGATCACGGGCAGCGGGGGCCGACATTACTTATTCCGCGCACCGGAAGGCAAAACGATTGCCACGGGCGCTAACACGCTGGGCGACGGTGTTGATACACGCGGCGAAGGCGGGTTCATCGTGGTTGCGCCAAGCAATCACAAGTCAGGCGGCAGCTATGTCGCCAACGCTTACGACATCGAGGCATCACCAGATTGGCTGGTGACGATGCTAGAGACAGACGGGACGCGGCCCACGGCCAGCGGCCCCGCCATGCAGAACACTGGCAACACAAACATCTGGGGCGATGTGGTCGATGGCCGGGAAGGCTACATGGTGCAGCTGATCCTTGGCACGATCAGAACGTGGTGGGCGCGGCGCGGTGTGCTGCCGACGCCAGAACAGCTGTTCGATGATGCTTGGCCCACATACCAGATGAAAGTCAAAGCGCGTGGCCGGTCACTCGATGACGATGGACGCGGCGAGGCTTTGTTCAAGCGCAAGTGCTGGTATCAGCTGAAGCGGGCGAAGAACAACGAACTGCGGATCTTGGAAAATGTTGAACCGGGATCAGAAAAACACTTGGAGCAGCTTCCTCCGGCGGCTACAAGTGTCGGTGAAGCGAAGGAAGCGAGGGTCGCTCCCGCGTCCTCCGCTTCACCACTAATCATCACTGATTGGGGTATGCACCGCTACAGCGGTGAAGCGCCCGATCAGGAATGGCTCATCGAAAACATCCTGCCCGCAAGGGTGCCGGGCCTTGTCGCTGCAATCGGCGGCTTGGGCAAGTCGTTTATCTTGCTCGATCTGTGCATGAAGGTGGCTGGCGGCGATCAGGCGATGCACTCCGAGCAAGCGTTTGGCGGCAAAGTGGTGCGCAACGGCAAGGTTGTGTTTTTCGGGGCCGAAGATTCTGCGGCTAGTATGCACCGCCGCATATCCAACATCAGTGACCAGACGTTGCGTGACCGCGCAGCTGCCAATCTGTTTGTCGTGCCGATGCCAGATGCGGGTGGCCCGCAGCCGTTCATCGAGCAAGTCATGGGGCAGTACAGCATCACGCCGGTCTACTCGTCACTGCGCGATCAGCTGCTAGAAATGGGCGATGTGGCGTTGATCGTGATCGATCCTCTGCAAGCCTTTGCCGCTGCCGACATCAATACGGATCCCGCAGCCGCGCAATTCTGGTGGTCGCTCATGTCCGAGATGTGTGTGGCGGTCGGCGCAAACGTGCTGGTCAGCCATCACATGCGCAAAGACGGATCGTTCAGCATCAGCAAATCAATGCAAGCGCGTGAGGCGATACGCGGCACGACGGCGCTCGTTGACGGCGCGAGGTGGGTCTACGGCCTGTGGAACATGCCGGAGGCCGACGAGATCGTAATTGCGCAGAAGATGGGGTTTGAGGCCGGGCAGGGCGTCAGTGTGTGTGGCGGCATCGTCAAGGTGAATGACCAGGCCGACATGAGCACAGCCACGTTTATCAGGTCTGAAGGCGGCTTGTTGGAGAACAAAACGGATGAAGTGGCAACCATACTGGAAGCCAGCGCAAAGCTGGACAAAATCCAGACGCAAGCGATCTTCACGCAGATCGAGCGACGCTGGACAAACGAACAGCCCTTTGCAGTCGGAAACAACACCGCCAGATCATTCCTCGCGTGGATCAAATCCGAATATGGCATGCCGCCCCGTGCGGCGAAGAACTACCTAAATGCGTGGATCGATCAGGGATATCTGGAAGTCGGCACCAGCGATGGGCATAGCAAGATGAAGGGGCTGAAAGTTGTCAGATTCCCCGACTAGGCAAGCCGACGATTGGTATCCAACGCCGCCCGAAGCCACGCTGAAGCTGCTGGAGGCCGAGCCGTTTCATGGCGTGATCTGGGAGCCGGCTGCCGGTGATGGTGCTCTGTGCGAAGTCTTGCGCGAAGCAGGGCATAGCGTGATCGCATCGGATCTTAACGAATACGGCTACTGCAAAGCGGGCGTGGACTTCCTGATGGAAACCAAACTGCCGGAAGTACACGGGCCGGTGACGAACCTAATCACAAACCCGCCGTACAAGCTGGCCGAGCAATTCATCCAGAAGGCCATCGATCTTGGCGTCAGGAAACATGCGTGGCTGCTGCGCTTGGCGTTTCTTGAGGGCGCTGCGCGTCACGAAAGCCTGTTCAAGCACAACCCGCCATCGAGAATCCATGTGTTCAGCAAGCGGCTGACCATCTGGCGCGGCGACGAAAGCCCTAACGACAAGACCATCGGCGGTAAAAAGCCGCGCGGGACTACGGCCTACGCCTGGTTCGTGTGGGATCAGCCGATAGGCCAGCTGCGCCTCAAGCCAAGGATCAACTGGATATGAAGGTCAGGTGCAAATGGGACTGTGATGACGGCTGGTACAGAGAGCCAGACGGTTATGGATGCGTCCAGTGGACGCTGTGTGGCCCGTGCAACGGCACGGGGTTTATGGAGGTAAGCGATGACGAAGAAAGAAATAGTGCGGTGCAGCAGAAAGCTGGAATTCGCGTCATGGGACGAATTTCGACAGCGGCTGAAAACGGTCGCGCAAAACCCAGACTTGATGACAGCGCATGAACTGAACTCGTCCTATTTTCTGGACAAGCTGTTCTGGGAACGCTTTGGCAAAGGCTGCCACACGATGAAATGCCGACATTGGGAAGTCAGCAAAAAGCTGTCTGATGAAACCTACATGAGCAATAGCGGCAAAACTAGGATGGGCCGCTTCATCCCATATTTTAACGTGACCAACACCGCAAGCGGAAAGCTGCGCAAGATGGGGCTGGAATATACGGACAACCGCACCCGCCGCCCTAACAGGCGCAACGATCCAGAGAGAAACTACGGACTGCCTAACAGCAGAGGATACAGGTAAGGGGGAAAGCGTGATGTGGATAAGCAAAAAACGGTTCCTGCAAATGGAAGCCAACATCAACCGGCTGGTCTACGTCCAGCAGCAGCAGCACAAGGCGCTGGAAAGCATGGGCGTCCTGCTGAACACGGCTGCGGAGACACTCAAAACGCCATTTCCGCACACTTCCGCAAGCGGAAATGAAGCCAAAAAACAGGAAAAAACGCGGAAATGAACGCGGAAACAAGGAAAAACTGCGGAAGTAACATGTCGAACAGCATCAAAAACATGCGGAAGTATGCGGAAATGAGCGGAAGTAATGCGGAAGTAAACCCCCCATACCCCCTAGGCATTACTTCCGCAATGCCATTCCTAGCGGAATTGGCAAGGCGGGGCGCAATGCAATGGCAGTAGGGAAATGGACAGGCGCAAAGCGTGAGCCGAAGAAAAGCGACAGCGAATATCAGCCGATCCCCGATATGTACAATCATGCTGGCAAGGCTCAAGTCATTAACGCAGCAGTGCGGTCACTTGATGCTGTTGCCCGTGATGCAGAGGTGCGCTGGGGCATCGGTAAGCTGGAAAGCCTAGCTGATCCCGATCTGGCGGCAAGGTTTGAGCAAGCAAGAGTGAGGCTGAACGCGGCGCTCAATGGCGATGATGTCAATGAAGTCGTCGCTCGATGTAAGGATATGGTCAAAGGCTGGAAGATTCTGGAAAAGCGTGTGCGGGAAGCCGGACACAAGCCAGCTGACATGCGCGTCTGGTATCACAAAGGCGATGACGGCAAAACGTATGCCTTTGTGCAAGACCCAGCTGACGCAACGCTGGTTGAGGATGGCGCTATTGCGTACAGCCTCGATGAGATTGCGCGGCTCCTCGATCAGAGATTCCAAACGATCAATAAGGTGAAAGAGCACTGGCCTGGTGCGGAAGTCACCAAAGTAAAACCCAAAACAACAGAAAAGGATTGGCAAGATGACATACCGTTCTGACTTGCTGGCGCAAGCACAACAAACCGTTGACGGTGACAGAGACAGGGAATTTGGCGACCCGCTCGAAAACATGAAATGCGCGGCTCAACTTATTGGTGGGTATCTTGGGGCGAGACGCGGCGACAGCATCGAGGCTGCCGACGTTCCAATACTCATGGCGCTGTTCAAGATCGCTAGACTGGCAGGAAAGCGCGGCTCAACAGATAGCTGGCTCGATCTGGCCGGTTATGCAGCTGTCGGCTATGAAGTGCAGCAGCGCGACCAGGCCAAAGAAGAACGGCCAGCGCCAAAGAAGCGTGGCCGTCCTCGTAAGGTTAAGGGCTAGGCGTCAAACGCGGATGTCAGATTTCGCAAACTCGGCCACGCGGTTGATCGAATTGCGCAGCCTGTGCTTGTTATTTCTTTCAATCATGTCGCTTTCGTCTAGCTGGCCGTAGTTCTCCGCTGCCCATTCTAAGACACGGCGCAGATCAACTATGATCTGCACCTTGTCCTTGTCTAGCTTGCTTAGATCGATGTCGGTCATTGCGCTGCCTCCGCTTGTTCCTTCGCCGCTTGGGCTGTTGCGATCAGGTCGTCGGCGTATCGGGTTATCATCTCGGCGGCTTGTTGCTTTGCCTCCTCGATAATCTGCCGCTCTTGTTCCTGTACCGCAGCCAATGCGGCGGCACAGATCGGTTCGGCTTGCCGTCTTGCTGATTTGGTCAAACCTTCCGCTTCCATCCATGCGTGGCCGTCCAGATAAAGCCCGACAGCCTTGGGCGTTACGTTGATCCGTGCCGCTTCATAGGTCACGCGGTTAAAGGTCAATGGCTGATCGATGTGCAGCGTGTAAGTTTTGTTTGCCTCGATGCCCGCAAACAAGTCTCGCACCTTGCGCTCGATGTAGCTGGTGTTGCCCTTGCTGCAAAATGTGTATGCGTTGGCATAAAGCTGGACATCTGCATCAACCCGCGCGTCTGCGGTGATTCCGTTCATGATTGTGATTTTACACATTGGCGCGGCCCTCCATGCCTAGAATGATGTTGGCCATGAATGACCAGTAATTTTCGAGAACGCGGTAAATCTGCTTCGGGCTAGGATCGGGATCGATAGAGCCGAACCGAATAGCCAGATCGATGATATCGCCGTTGTAACAAGCGAAAGGGATAGCCAAGCCTTGCAGCCAGTCGGTCATGGCTTGGCGCTTTCCGGCTTGCTCGATGCGCCAGCCGTATTCGCTGCGAAAGCGTTTGAATAAAAACGCGATGCGCTGCGCGTCGGTTGTCAGGCTGTTGCCGTCGAAATCCTCGGTGATGTGGCTCAAGATGTAAGCCTCATAAATTGGCTTATATTTGGTGTGATGCTGTTTCATCGTTTGTCGCTCCTATAAAGGTCACTGATGCGGTTTGCCTCATCAGGTGCGGGAAACCATCCCCGACACGATCAGGCCGCCTGTGCGGCCTGATTTCGGCTATTGGTGGTCGTTTGTTTCAACATGCAACCAGTAAGTTTCGCTCGGCATGCAGACTGACACGCGATGGATATGGATTTGGGCGATATCGTTGCCCACCGAATCCTTGACCGTGCTTTGCTCAATCTCTGCACCCTCTTCAATGCGGTGCTCGATCAATCGGTTCATCAGTCGCCACGCTACCGGCACAGATGGACAAGGAAAGTTTGACCAGCCGCCGTCGCGGTTGTGCGTGTATCGAATCACAGCTGTTGGGATGTCAGTCATTCTGCTGCCTCCTTTACGGCTTCGTCCTGGATTTGCAGACGGTGGGCAAGATCGACGCGGTTCAGCAACATGCGCAGCGCGTCCAGTTCTTTCAGCTGGGCGGCGCTGCACTGATTAAACGCGGCGTAGTTGGTCAGCCGATTTACAGCTGCCCGCGTGATCGATGCGGCATATTCCAGTCGGTCATAATTGTGCCATTCGATGCACTGGTTCACCTGTGCGATTGTCAGGCCATAGGCGCGTTGTTCAGCGGCTTGCTTTTCCTCGGGTGTCATCTTGCTGCTCCCTTCTCGTCACATGGCTGAATCACGATCCATTCGCGGGTTCCTAATGCGCGGAAATGCGTGGCGTCACCAAATAGATCATTCAGAAATTTCGCGTTGATATCGATGATCGGGCGCGTGTCGGTTCCCGCAACGCGACGCTTACGCTTATGCTGGTCAGCACGGTCACGCTCGATGATGTCGGCGTTCCGCTCAAGCGCTCCTGATCGCACCAGAACAAGGCACTCGGATGACAGGCCGAACTGCTGATCGATCCGCATGTCGAACTTGACGCCCTTGGCCCAATGGATAGCAGCCAAAGCGCTGCCCTCGATCCAGACGCGCCGGTTGCCCCGGTTCGTCCCTGCTTTCAAGATTTTGTCGATCTTCATTTGTGTCGCTCCTTTTTATGCGGCCACGCTGGCCGCGATGTCGCCCCATTGCGAGGCCATTGCCGCAGCAACGCCACGGTAAAACTTGCTTCTGATCTTCCAGCGGTCTGGCCCCGGCGCAGCGTTGTGAACTTCCGCGCGGGCAGTCGATCCGTCGAGGGAACCAGTAGGCGTGAGGTTGGGCAGCCCGCGCAGCCACAGGCATGTGCGCTTCTTTACGTTGTCAGGGCTGTCGTCATCCTCGGCGAACTGCCAAGGCTGAATTGATTGGCTAAACGGCTGGTAGTTGCGAATCCGTTCTTTCGCGTGTTTGTGCATCACCGGGTTCTCGACGGCGACCAGCGGAATGTCTGCGTTCCACAGATCGCTGAACAGGCTGGCGCCCTCGTCAAGATCACGCCACATCTGACCCAGCGTCTTGCCCGGCGGCGGCGTGGTCAGCCAGCGCACCCCGCTGTTGCACAGTCTGGTGCAGGGTGGGTGCATGACTGCCAGCATGTCCCAGCGCTCGAAAGCGATGACGCTCCGCACATCGTCTTGAATGTGTCGGTTCGTCGGCGTGTCAGCTGGCAGCACATCACACGACCATGCGTCGTGACCAGCGGCAAGAAATGCGTCGCGCACAATGCCGCTGGTTTCACATCCGATCAGGATTTTAGCCATTGCGGCGGGCCTCCCACCATTGGCGTTCCAGATCGCGGCGCTCACAACGCCACATGGATTCATTGAATGAGATCGAAAGAACCGCACACCATGCGGCGATGACCAGCATGAGGAAGCAGCTGATTCCGTCGCTTACGATCAGGACGAAAGGCGAGGCAGCCAAGGCCATGACGCCAAGGCAGCCGAAGAACATGCAGAAAAATCCGTGAATGTATTTCATCGTTGTCGCTCCTATTTGCACCAGCAGCCGTGCTGGTGTTCGATGCGCAGCATCGGTCAAAATTGCTGATGTTGTCAACATTATTCTGTAGGCCTACAATTTCCGACATCATACAAAAGGAATTTTTGACATGGGCCAGATCAGGAAAAGAGAGATCAGCGATCGCCAGCGCGATTTCGTGACGTACCTTGTAAGAGAAAACAAAAACGCGACCGAAGCGGCACGTCTGGCTGGCTATGCGCACCCGAAACAGTCGGCTTACGATTTAACCCGCAATCCCGCCATCATTGCCTTGATGCGGCAAGCCAGACAGACGTTGTATCAGGCCGACCTTGCTAATGTTGCCGGTGAGACGATCCGCAGCGTCATGCTCGATCTGGACGCGCCAGCGTCAGCAAGGGTTAGCGCAGCCAGAACAGCGCTTGAACTGGCTGGCGATCTGGGCAAGAACGCCGAGGCCGGCAGCGAATCCAAATCACTGGCAGAGATGACGCCTAATGAATTGTCCAGGCTGATCGACAGCTGGGAACAGCAGCGCAGCGCACTGGCGACCGACATCACACCGCAAAACGACGGACAATCATAAGGAATACAACGGCTTGCATGGTGCGACAGGCACCACCGACCGCCAGCCAGCCGCCCGCCCCGCCCCCCGGCCCGGCCCGCGTCATCCCGTAATATCTATTATGGCCGCCCATACAAATTTGGCGAAAATCTCAATCTTTGGGGTTTTGTTGAAGGTGGTATGTTATTGCGGTATACTGTTCCTACAAAATAAACATTCGTGCAGTGAGGACGCTCAATGGCACAACCTACTCAGTATACGAGGCAGTACAATTTTAATGACTTTCAGACCACCAGCCCAGCTGATCCGCTGCCCGGTGTTCAGGTTGACAATGAACTCAATGCTGCAAAAACCAATCTTGATGGCCTAAACGCTAACCTCGCCAAGATCCAGCGCGACGACGGGTTACTGGCCAACCAGTCCGTCCACAAAAACGCTCTTGATACCGACGTTCTCGCTCTTATCGGTCTGTCTGGCTACACCGTATCGGGTAACTGGGCTGCCTCAAACGCTTACACTGCTGGCACGCTAGTAAACTACAACGATGCTACATACCTCTCCACGACTGCTCACACATCTTCAAATGCTTTTGCTACAGACCTAAACGCTGAAAAATGGATACTGCTTGCAAACGCTGCGATTAACACCTCTGCCTCGACGGTTGATAAGTTTGAAGGCACGGGGTCGCAAACTGCTTTTACGCTGACATACACCTACACCTCAAACACTGACGTACTTGTATTCGTCAACGGTGCCTTGAGAAATCCTGGCGACGACTACACGATCAGCGGCAACACGATCACGTTCTCTACTGCGCCCAGCACTCCGTCAGTGTCGGGTAACGAGAATGTGATTATCTGGGGGCCGAATGTTACCGTTCAGGCTGCAAAGGCAGCGGCTGAATCGGCATCGACTGACGCGCAGGGCTTTGCGAATGAGGCTGATGACTGGGCGCGGAAGACCACAGGTTTAGTCGAATCAACGGACTATAGTTCAAAGGCTTATGCTGTTGGCGGCACTGGCGTTGACAACGGTGCTGGGTCATCTAAGGACTGGGCCACGAAAACATCTGGCACTGTTGGCAACACATCTGAGTATTCGGCTAAGTATTGGGCGACATCTACGAGCGTCACAAACGTCTCTGACAACATAAGCGACGTTCAGACTGTAGCCGGTGAAATATCGCCCACCAACAACATTGCCACTGTTGCGGGCAAGGCAACGGAATTGGGCCTTCTGGGTACTGCTGACGCGATTTCTGACATGAACACGCTCGGCACGGCTGACGTAGTTTCAGACATGAATACCTTAGCGACCACATCCAACGTGGCAAACATGTCTACGTTGGCCGGCATTTCAACGGACATCACGACGGTTGCCGGCAAAGCGTCTTTCATTACGGCAGACTTTGTTTCTGACCTAAACACTGTTGCGGTCACGGATGTTATTGCCGACATCAACACGCTTGCGACCAGCGACATTGTGGCTGACATGAATTTGCTGGCGACCACTGATATTGTTTCTGACCTGAACACTCTGGCCACGACAGATATTGTCAACGACATCAATACGCTTGCCACAACGGACATTGTAAATGACCTGAACCAGCTGGCGACCAGTGATTTTGTGGCAGATCTGAACACGATGGCCACAACGGCCAACGTAAATAATCTGTCCACTGTGGCGACTAACATCAGTGATGTGTCCACAGCGGCGTCTTCCATATCTGAGATCACCAGCTTTAATGAACTGTTCAGCGTGGGAACGACCGCGCCTAGCAGCCCGTCTGCCGGTGACTTGTGGTACGACACTGCTAACAGCCGGTTGATGGTTTATGTATCGAACAGTTTCCAACAAGCTGGCGCATACTTGCAGGGCCTGACATCGACGCACGTCTTTACTGCCACTGCAAACCAAACTGACTTCGCGACAGACGACAGCAGCAACACCATGTCCATTTATGCGAATGGCAACACGCTCGTCTTTATGAACGGTATCCGTCTGACAGAAGGCACAACCTCGACCAACGACTATTATATCGACGGCAACACCATTAAGCTGAATAGTGCAGCAGATGCTGGCGACCTTCTGCTGGTCGAAGTCTTCACCAAGATTAGCACCACTCAAGAGAACTCGCTGAACACGCTTGTTACTACCGCCCAGGGACATGCCAACACAGCGTCTGGTCATGCAACTACGGCGACCACTAAGGCGTCGGAAGCATCGACTTCTGCCTCAAATGCCTCGACAAGCGAGGGCAATGCGGCTGCAAGTGCATCGACGGCGACGACAAAAGCCGGTGAAGCCTCGACCTCTGCATCCAATGCCTCGACATCCGAGTCCAATGCCGCTTCAAGCGCATCGGCTGCGGCAGCTTCTGCTACAGCTGCGCAGAACGCAGCCAACTTCTCTGTCGGTGGTGATACGACACCGGAGCTTGGTGGCGACTTAGATGTGCTGACACATGACATTGTGTCTAGCAGCAACCGCAACATCGACCTCCTGCCCAATGGCACAGGCAAGGTAAACCTTGACGGTGATGGTTCTGCAAGCGGCGTTGCCGTTAGCGATGGCCTTGTTGAGATGCGGACAGGTTCTGGCAGCCCTGCACAGATCGACATGTATTGTGAGGTATCTAACGCTCACAAGGTTTCGATCAAGGCACCAGCCCACTCGCAATACAGCGGTAACGTGAACTTCACGCTTCCTGCCGGCAACGGAACTAACGGCCAATTCTTGCAGACCGACGGCTCCGGCAACCTGTCCTACGCAACAGTTGATCTTACTAGCATTAACATTGCTACTGACACGACTCCGCAACTTGGCGGCGATCTGGATGCAAACAGCAATGACATTCTGATGGGTGCGCAATCACTCAAGTTTGGCACCAGCAAATGGGAGATCGTTCTGGATTCAGGCGATAACGATCTGCTGTTCAAATACAACGGCACCACGGTTTTCAAACTGGCATCTAACGGCGCGGTCACAAGTGCAAATGATGTCACTGCATTCGGGAGTCCGTAATGGCAATCACTAAAGCACGGCGCATGGCCGACCTTATCGACAACAATGGTTCTGTAGCTGCCGGAAACCTTTCTAACGTCGAGGCGTTTCCAACAGGTTGGTCAGCCAGCCTTGATGGTTCAGACATGGTTTTTGTCTACAACTCAGCAGAGGTTTTCAAGATCACGACCGCTGGTGCGTTGATTGTTTCTGATGATGTAACAGCGTTTGGAACCCCGTAATGACACTGGCAGCAAGCGGCACACTTTCTCTTTCTGACATCCGCACCGAGTTTGGTGGTGGATCTGGCGCGATTAGCATGAGCAATCTGTATCGTGGCGGTACCCGTGTGCGATCAAAGGCTGCCAATAATACATCGACCAACCTTGCTGCGTCTGTCCCAACAAGTGGCGCCGTTGCCTTTGCTAACTTTCATGGGCAAGCCAAAGGTTTCCGCAAAACCTATACGGAGACAGCGACCAACCAGAACGCTTCGGCAGTGTTTGGAAGTGACTACGGCGTTAACTACCCCAAAGAAATAGTTATCAACTCTGGCGTTGAACTGGGTGCGACAACCACAAGCGAAGAAGCACTTCAGATCAACACAATTCGTGCCGGAGGCGGTGGAGGTGGAAATGCTGGCAGCGGAGGAAATGGCGGCACAGGCGGTCAGGGCCGTTCCTCTTACAGCTATTACGGTTCATGGACTTCCGTGAGCATACCGGGTTCTAGCTATTCCGTTACCTACAACGTACCCGGCGGGACACCTAACCAAGTCCGTAATATCCAATCCAACAACTACCGTAGTAACAGTGGAACTCGGTTGATCGGTAAGTCTGGCACAGGCGGTAGCGGCTCTACGCTGTTCTCCATCAACAACTCTGCAAATCTGTTCTACGCTGGCCCTGTCACGAATTGTGGTAGCATCCAAATGACACAGGTCGATGGTGACTGGAAC